CAGCACGTCGGGGTTCAATGTGATCACCTCAACGGCAACTACCAACGTCTATTATACGGCTATCGGAAAATAAATGTACGCCATAATTTCTACTGATCCGCTGTACATTTCTATCAGTTACTACGGCGACACAGTTCCACCATTTATCGTTTGGCCCGATAAGGTCACAATCACAGCCAATCCTGACATTGGCATGACATTTGGTGCTTATACCTTTGCCAATAAGATACTCGTGTCCAACCAGCCTACACCTCTACACGTTCCTAACGGATCAAACGTTTCTTACGATGCCAATACTTTCACAGTCACTGAAACGGTGTTGTTCGTCGAACCGCCACTTGCTGACATGCAAGCGACTGCTAAGGCGCGTATTCTCGATTGGCGCACTGTCCAGCAAGATAGTGGGTTTACGTTTGCCAATGTTGTTTTTCAATCCGATCCTATATCACGCACCAACATCGAAGGTGCGGTATCGATGGCTTTGATTTCTAACATGTCCAACACCGCTTATTCAGTGTCTTGGACAGCGGCTGACAATTCTCAGGTAGAAATGGACGCCAACACAGTCATTCAGTTCGGCGTTACCGCCGCGTTGGCCTTCCAAGCTTGGCACACTCAATCCTTGACTCTAAAAGCTCAAATCGATGCTGCCAACACTGCCGCCGACATTCAAGCAATTCTTGACTCGGTAGGTGCCTAAAAATCCTAAATAGGTAAGTGAACTTTCCTTACAATGAAAATCATAACAACACTGGATAGGGAAAGTGTCTGTCACTCAACAACCTTTCATAGGCCGCAACGGTCTACAAGCTAATAACACACTCGTAATTTCCAACAATACTGTCGTCTTTGTTACGGGCAACTCATCGGGGTTGTTCGTGGGCAGCAATGCTGCGTTGAAGAACGATAGTCTTGTTATTGGCAATTCGTCGGTCAATGTCATCGCCAATAGCTCGGTCATCAGTGTCGGGGGTGCTGCCAATGTGCAGGCCAACGGCTTTGTGGTCGGCTCGACGACGATCAACGCCACGGCGATCAACCTCAACAATATGTGCGTCATTGATAGCGCGGTTGGTATCACAGTCGGCAACTCGTCAGTCAATGCCTTTGCCAACTCAACAATCTTCAAGATTGGTATCATCACATCCAACACCACGGCCATCGGTGTTGGTTCCAACGTGTTCATGGACTCGGCCCAGATTTTTCTTGGCAACTCGTCAGTCAATGCCATCGGCAATCAGTTTGGTTGGTCGATAGGCACAACGGTCGTCAATAGTACATCTATTAGCGTCGGGTCCAACGTCGCCATTTCGGCAGGTGGTATTCTTCTCGGCAACTCGTCAGTCAATACATCGATCACCTCAACGGGTGTGTCGGTCAATGGTAAAGCCATTCTACCCGCTACAATTGATATTGGTGTGGCCCTTGGTGACGGCACCAACGTTATTACCACAGGATTTACAGGGCGTTACTTAGGACCGTTTGATTACGGTGGCACCATCCTCGGTTGGTCTATCATCGGTCAAGAAAGTGGTTCAGTCTCGATTGACGTTCTAAAAACGACGTACACGGCGTTTGACGCGGGTGCAACGCATCCCTCGGTCGCTTCTGACAAGATCAGTGCCAACACGCCAATCACATTATCATCAGCAACCAAGAACCAAGGGTCACCCACAGGCTGGACGGCCAACACGTTCTCGGCAGGTGATATTTTTGCATTCAACGTGTCGTCGGCTACTACTTCAAAGCAAGTCACGATCTTTCTAAAGGTGCTTAAAACTTCATAATGTTTGATAACGATAAGCGTCCAATATGGGTTGTCCTAGACGTTCCCAATAAGATATCGACCCTCAAGAAACTGCGCAAAGCGGCCCTCGTTTCAGTAGCTACTTTTTGTATCCTTGGCGCGACTTTTCACCTAAAAACTGAATATACTCTCAATCATAATGATGAACTGAGTGTTCAAATATCCTCAGCCGAAACGAATAAGAAGGCTGAGAAACCCCAATTCATCGCCTATTCGGCGTTCGTCTTTCTGACTGCGGCGTCGGGCAACTGGACGGTTCCTGCCAATTGGAACAATGGGTCCAATCGCTTTGACGCCATTGGTGCAGGTGGTGGTGGCGGTGGTGCTGGTGGTGGCTTTGGTGGTGGCGGGGGCGCTGGTGGCGGTGGTTGGACAAGAGCCCTAAACGTAGCGCTAACTCCAGGCACGGTGATTCCTTACACTATTGGACGTGGTGGCGCTGGTGGCACGGCTCAAAATAATGGTGTTCCTGGTGAGGACACCGATCTAACAAATGTTGTCTCCGCTGGAGGCGGCGGTGAAGGCGGAGGTGCAGCTAACGGCGGTTGGGGCGGTGCAGGTGGTTGGGGTGATAATTACGGCGGCGACGGCGGGCCTAATACTGGTACCGAACGTCCTGGCGGTGGTGGCGGTGGTGCGGCGGGTCCGCATGGCGTGGGTTTCAACGGTGGTACGGGCGGCGTCGGTACAAGCGGTACCCCTGGTAGCGGTGGCGATGGCGACGGTGGTGTAGGTGGGGCTGGCGGCGGCCCTGGCATCCAAGGGGATGACGGCACAGGAATTGCCAACGGTTCTGTTGGTTCAGGCGGTGGCGGTGGTGGCGGCATCAACACCACGACCGCGGGTTGGGGCGGCTGGTACGGAGGCGGCGGTGGGGGCGCGGGCGGCGGCGATATAAACTCACTGACTGGCGGCGGTGGCGGTGATGGTCTTATCGCGATTTCGTACACACCGAAGTCAACCACAACAACGTCTGTGACAACCTCAGGAAGCCCAAGTGGAGTTGGAAGTCCTGTTACCTTCACGGCGACTGTTAGTGCGGGCACGACGGGAACGGTGACGTTCACGGACGGTGCCAATACTATTGGCACGTCGGCTATGTCGGGGACCCAGGCGCAAATCTCCACGTCAACACTCTCGGTCGGAACACACACGATCAAAGCTACATACAATGGCGACGGTAGTCATTTAAGTTCGAATGGCACTGTTTCTCAGGTGGTGAAGGTGTTTGCGGCTCCATTCAAGATATTCATCAATTACTAATGGCACAAGTTACGATTCAAGTTCCTGTCAAAAAACCAACCTATTGGTTCATTCGTCTCTGGCGGCCCGCCATGGCGTGGCAGTATCTTGTCGTCTGTTTGTTTGATTTTGTCATCGCCCCCATTCTTTGGACGGGATATCAAGGCTTGATGCATGAATCCTTGACACAATGGGTTCCTCTGACGCTTCAGAACGGTGGCTTCTATCATCTGACGATGGGTCCAATCGTCGGTGTCTATACTTGGCAGCGTACCAAGGAGAAGATTGCGATGATCACCAACGCGATTAAGGGTGATCCTGAGAATGTCCATGAAGAAAACCCGCCGAATACGGGTGCTAAATAATAGGGTTACATGAGACTTCAAAAAAATCCTGGTGTACATAAAAAAGAACAATAAACACCAGTCTAAAACTTAGTGCGCGGCTAAATACACTTTAGTCCGCGCATTTTTATTAGAAGGTTCCCATGATTCCAACCACTCGCGAAGAATTCAAAGGTTTCGTGCTTCGTAACTTAGGTCTTCCTGTCCTACAAAGTCACTTGGATGACGATCAGATTGAGGATCGTATTGACGAAGCCTTAATCATGTACATGAACTTCCATTACGACGCCTCAGAAAAACAATACTACAAATATCTGGTCACTGACACTGATATCACCAATCAGTATATCACGATGCCCGATAACATCATGGGGGTCATCAAAATCTTCAACTACGGTGATCGCTTTTCCAATATCAACAATCTCTTTGGCGTGCAGTATCAGTTGGCGTTGAACGAACTGTTCATGTTCAACTCCTACTCGATGGTGCCCTACTACATGGGGATGCAGCAACTGGAGTTGATTGATCAGTTGTTGGTTGGGGAGAAACCCATTCGCTATAACCGCAAGGTCAACAGGCTCTACATCGATTGGGATTGGAACTTGATCGCGGCGGGGCAGTATTTGATGGTTGAATGCTTCAACGTCATCGATCCCAATACCTATGCCAAGATATGGCAGGATCAATGGTTGATTGACTATTCAACGGCCCTAATCAAACGTGCCTATGGTAACGTGCTCAAGAAGTACGGCGGCATTCAATTGCTTGGCGGCATCACCTTCAACGGTCAACAGATATATGACGAAGGTCAAGCCGAAGTGTTGCGTCTGAAAGATGAAATGCAACGTACTTGGACACCAGTTTTAGGATTTTTCATAGGTTACAAAACACTTTTGCTAAATAGACAACAATTTGAGTCTACATTAGCAAAAGGTAACTACAATAAATGGAAACTACTGGATCAAATGATTTCACCAACGGAAACGGAGACGATCTAAGAAACGGGTTTATCTATATTTGGCGTGATAGAAAGCACAAGCGATATTACATAGGTTCACATTGGGGTGCGGAAGACGATGGATATATGTGTTCTTCGAATTGGATGAAGGCAGCTTATAAGAGACGACCTCATGATTTCAAACGTAGAATCTTGGAAAGACACACCTCGATAAGTTATCATGGATTACTTGAAAAGGAAAATAAGTGGCTTGCTATGATCAGAGAAGAAGAATTGTGTATCAGATACTACAATCTGAATAAAGATCGAAATCACTGGCGAGCATGTGATAACACTAAAACAATACGAGAAAAAATCTCCATCAAGACTAAAGAAGCTATGCAGAGGCCAGAAATAAGGGAAAAATACTTGGAAGGGTTAAAAATTCGAGATATCACAAATGTTCCGCGTGGCGAAACTCACTGGTCAAAGCGCGATGGATACATTTCTCCAAGAAAAGGTGCTAGTCATACGGACGAAGCACGACAAAAAATTAAAGAGGCAAGAGCAAAACAAGTGTTTTCACCAGAAAGTATCGCGAAACGTGCCGAAGCTTTGAAAGCAACTTGGGCTCGTAAGAAAGCAAACTTACAGGATATTGGTAGAGGGAAACCTAAACAGTAATGGCACTCGGTCGCGGCACAAATATCTACTTCAACAATTACGCATACTCTGGTGAACAGAAGCTAATTGAAGACCTCACTATTGAGGCGATCAAAATCTTCGGTAAAGAAATGTTCTACATTCCGCGTGTCATCACGTCGGAAGACAGTATCTTTGGCGAGGATGATCAGTCAGTTTACAAGCAAGCCTACCCAATCGAAATGTACGTCAAGTCTGTTGACGGTTTCGAAGGCGATGGCGTGTTCCTGTCAAAGTTCGGTCTCCAGATCAATGATCAAGTGACCTTCACGGTCGCCAAACGTACCTTTCTTGAGGAAGTCGGACACAACAACGGGCAGGAACGTCCTGATGAAGGCGATCTTGTGTACTTTCCCGAAAACGACAAGGTGTTTCAAATCAAGTATGTCAACTACAAGCCCTTCTTCTATCAGTTTGGGCAGTTGGTGACCTACGATTTGACGTGTGAACTGTTCGTCTACAGTGACGAAGTGTTTGAGACAGGTATCGAAGCCATTGATCGCATCCAAACCGAGAACTCAACCAACGTTCTGGATTGGGCGCTCTATGCCGAAGACGGGTCACCGCTTCTAAGTGAAGACGGTCAATACCTACTTCCTGAACAATTCAACCTCTCTGACATGGTTTCCGATCAAGTCAATGACGCGATCCAAGAAGAAATCCTGTCGGGGGTTCAAACTGATCAACAATCGGGGGCCAATAACACTATCGTTGATTGGACATACCTCGATCCATTTAGCGAGTCAAAATACTAATGTTACACAAAATTCTATGCTTCTTCGGCAAACATGATTGGGAAATTGAATGGCAGGAAGAAGATGATCACGAAGACCCTGGTCGCGGACGGATTATATACAAAACCAATTACTTGGTGAAGTGTAAGCACTGTCCAAAAAAAGATTTGCTTTATAAGGAACACTAAATGTTTGGACAACAATACTACTACGCCCTAACGCGCAAGTACGTCATCGCCTTTGGCAACCTGTTCAATGACACTTACATCGCCCGCACCGACGATCAAGGCAACATCACTCAATATGTCAAGGTGCCTCTGACCTATGCAGGCAAGGACAAGATGTTGGCTGTCGTCAAGGCCAATCCCGAGGAACTGAAAAGCTCGCAAATCAACCTGCCAATAATGTCTTTTGAGCTTATGGGGTTGGTACCCAATTGGAGTAGAAAGCTCGACACCCTCAATCGTTATGTTCGCAAGGCGACGGACCTCGATAAGGCGAACTATATCTACGATTCGGTCTGCTATGACCTTCAATTCAATCTCTACATTTGGGTGAAAAACCGTGAAGACGGTATCAAGATTATAGATCAAATCTTACCGAACTTCAAGCCAAATTGGGATATGACACTTAATCTGATCCCCGAAATGAACATAGTCATCGACACACCCGTCATCATCGGAACGCCAACCTATGAAGACAAGTACGACGGCAGTCTAACAACTCAAAACCCGATCACCTGGACCATCCCGTTCACGATGAAGGCACAATACTTCGGGGTGACCAAGACCAAGCCGATCATCAAGATATCGAAACAAGTCTTTCACTTTGGCAATCCTGGGGACACCAGCGATCCTGTAGGTGAATTGACCATCACTCCAGGTCTGACCGCCAACGGCGACCCAACCAGCGTCGCCAACCAATCGATCAATGTCCATTCCATCGCGATCAACGATGACTTTGGTTTTGTCGTTGAAGAAAGCGCCCTGGACGGCATCGTATTCACAGGTAACACGTAATGAGTAATGAAGTCACTGAAATCAAGACGGGTGAAATCGTCAACATCAAAGAAACCGAACTCGACAAAGACCTCAGCTTCGGTCGCGAACAACTCATAGACATAGTAAAGACGGGCAGTGAAGCCGTGGCTGAACTTGCCGTAGTCTGCAAACAGTCGGGTGACCGCGTTGATTACGAAAAGCTGGCCTTGTTGATGCGATCAACGGCCGAAGTGATCAAGGATTTATCACAAATCAGCCAAACGCGAGACGTTCTGAATCGCCCGCCCGAACCACCACCTGAAACTCACACAACCAATCAGGTTTTTGTAGGGTCAACCTCGGACATGGTTGAAATGCTACGTCAATTAAAAGAAAAGAATGAGTAATATACATCTACCCGATGGTCATGAAGATTTTGATAATCAGATAATCGAATACCGCTGCTACCGCGGCAACCGAATGATCAAGCGCGAGGGAGTCCAGATTGAATGGACTCCCGATATGGTCGCGGAACTCGCGAAGTGCGCCGATGATGTTATCTACTTCACCGAAAAATACATGAAGATCATGGTCAAGGGTGAAGGCTTGGTTCCAATCAAGCTTTATCCTTACCAAAAAGACATGATCTATAACATGAAGGATAACCGTTTCAACATCTTCGCAACGGCACGGCAGGCTGGTAAGTCAACGGTCGTTTGCGCCTATGTGCTCTGGTATC